TGTTTGTGCTTGCCACTTGCAGCGTAACATGATATGTCTCCCCAGCTACAGTTTTGCAAAGGGTGATAATTTTATAATTCATATTTCGCTTAGAAGATAGTTCAGCATCGTTAATGTCATACAAGTTATTCAAGGCGGACAGCATAGCAACAGGAAACGGTACAGGTTCTCCGATAAAATTATTGTCCCCTGAACTCAATTCATATTTTTTGGTGTAATACGGTTGAAACGCTCTTGTCTCAGTACCTTCGCTTACCATTATTTTGCCATGAACACAAGAGGCGATTGAATGAGCCGTGGAACGAAGAATCAGATACCCGTTAATCGTAGACGTAATATCAAACTGCATTTTCCCATCAATTAGGTACTGCAAGCCGCTTGTGTCTACGTTCCCAGTCAATGAATTTGAATTCAAGGGTTCAGACACAGTGTACAAACCCAAGCGCTCGTCGTTAATCTTATTTGTTGTCATCGTGGCGCGATAGGTTTTTCCGGCTTCAACAGGGCAAAGAGTAATAATGTAATATGATGTATTATTATAAAATCCAGATTCAGCATTATATAATTGGGGGGAATAGAGGGATAAAACGGCAGACTTATCAGACTTCACGTTCGTTATGCCCGAGACAAACGATAATTCCGAGCCGTTAAGAATCGTTTCGTGATTCAGAGCTGCATCCATAGCGCTCTTTAAATCAGAGACATCGCCCGACAGCGCCGTATAGTCGCTCGGAATGCTCGCCAGTGTTTCCGCGCCTTTGGCCTCGATGTCAGCGATGGCCTGATCCTTGGCATCCTCCACGGCGTCGTCCGCTGCTTCTGCGCGGTCTGCTTCTTCCTTTGCATCCTGCGCGTAAGCCTGAGCCTGACTGACTGCCGCAAGCACGCGGGCAATCAGCGAATCCTCTGGATCGACCGTTTCAGCATCGCGGAAGTGCAAGCCCTCTTCGATGCCCGTCCTGATCTTGTGGGAAGCCAGCACCTTGACGGATTCTTCCGACGTGTCAACCAGCGCAACGATGGCAAGGCCCTGTCCGGCCTTTTCCACGTCGTAGCTGGTCAGCGTCCAGCGCAGCGTCCCGCCGTCCTGCTCAAAGGATGGAGCAATATAGGTTGTCTCTTCGCCGGGGCGCTTGCAAACGAGCTGCAGGATGCCGGAGGGATACTGCTCCACCATCTCAGACGCATCCAGCTCAATCACACGGCTGTTCTGCTCAATATCGTAGCCGATGAACAGCTCAAGCGGCAGCTTCTTAAATTCCCTCATACTCGTCCTCGCCTCCAATGCTCATTCTTTCCGCGCCCTCCGCGTCTTTGTTTTTGATGATCGTCTCGATCTCGTCCGGCGTGATGTTCGGCAGCTTCGAAAGCAGCGTCTCGTCATCCAGATACTCCGCTTCCATCATCACAAGCTGCACTTGTTCAAGCTGATTCGTGATGCGGTTGCGCTTGAAGATCGGCGTATCCTCGATGCCCAGCAGCGCAAGTATCTTCTGCACCGCTAGGATCACCTGATACTCGAAATCATCCGCTTCTTCGTCCATCGGCTGATAGGCCGCTTGAATCTCTGTCGCCGTCTTTTGGCCCGCGCTGAACGTGGTCACATCCAGCGCACCGAAGTCCTCATAGATGCCGGAACGGATCATCTCAAGGTAAGCTTGCCGTGCATTGTACGGGATCTCCTGCGTGTACGGCGTTATCTGGCCTTCTGTCGTGTCCGCCACCGCGATGTGCTGGAATTTCAGCCTGTCACGGAATCGCGCAAGGTCTTCGTTCGTCATTCCGCCATAGTTTTCCAGCAGCCAGTAAATCTGAGCGCAGTCCGTCAGGTCATCCGCAAAGCCGGAGCGGATAAGGTCAAAGCTGTCAATCGCCTCGCGCATGCCGACCAAAGTGCTTTGATGCAGCCGTGATCCCCACAGCGGCACAACGGGCAGCGCGTTGTAATTCTCAACGCCGACCACTTCCGGCTCTGCGTCCACAGGCGCTTTTCTTAGCGTCTCTTTGTATCCGCGCTTTGGCTCTGATTCGTGGAGCTGGTTGCCGCTGTCCGTGCTGTAGACGGTGTAGCCGTCTTCCTCGTAAAATACAGCTTGCAGCGGCTTTCCTGCTTCCAGCCGCCAGAACCGCAAGCCCGCACGAAGCGCTCCTGTTTCTTCGTCCCACAGCGGCGCAAATTCCGTCACCGGGAAGACGTGAACGTGATCCAGATTGAAAAAGATAAAGCTCACGCCATGGATCAGCGCCAGCCGTCCGGCGAAGTATAGGTTGGTGTCGAAGTCAATGCCAAGCCGGTCTTTTACGCCGTTGCCTTGAAACGTCACGCCGTTGCCCAAGCTGTAGGTCGCTCTTTGCGTGTTCAGCCTGTGGAACAGATTGGATGCGATGCGGTTATTGCTGGCGGTGTAGTCCGGCACGCGCTGCCCGTTCAGCGTGTAAAGCTGCCGCGTGAACTCATTGATCGTCTTATTCTTGCGGCGGTCATACAGATCGGCGACCTCCGCAGTCCGCACAAGCTCAGAGGACGTATGCTCGCCTATGAGCCTTGACAAAAAAGCCGTTCTGTCCGGCTCCTTCAAAAAATCCTGATAGGTGAGCATTCACATTCCCCCTCATTGTTCAAATGGTGACTTGTATTCGCCGCCGCCCCTGCGGTCATAGTGCCTCGCAACGCAAGCCGCGCTGTCCGGCGCGTCATCGTGTTCCGCGTCTTCTGTGTAGCTGAGTATCTGCGCCTGATACGCTTTATCGGTTCCAGTCAGAAAAACCACGTTCCCCCACCACTTACGGAGGAACGTGCTGATCTTTAGGTGTTTGTTCATGCGCTCCGGGTACGGCCTCGCGCTGTATCCGCGCCGCTGAATCTCTTTGGCAAGGTATCCTTTGTCTGCGTTCGTCTCGCAAAGGATCGGCGCGCAGAGCAGCCGCTTCGCCTCTTCGATGCACGTCTCAAGCACCGTATCCACATGCTTATGCCACAGCCGCCCGTATAGATACAGCGTGTCGCCCTGCCGCTTGCCGATTGTCAGCGCGGTAAAGTCCTCGCCGCCGTAGGCTGCGTCAATATGCGCGATGCCGTCCCGGAAGAGCGTCTCATCATCCGTATACTTTGGGTAGGTTGTAAACAGTGCGCCCTCAGCAGCTACCCAAAGCCCGTTGATGTAGCGGTCATAGAGGACAGTCCCTTCATATTCGCGCTTGAGGTTCGCCACGAATGAAGGGTCCAAATACGGGTTATCGTCTATCGTATATGATTGCTGGTATATGTCTGCGTCTGATTGCAGGAACTCGTAAAACCAGTGCTGCGGGCTGTCCGGGTTGCATGTTCCGTCAAAGACTGAATACGGCTTGTCCAGACGGCTTTTGAGCATATCGAAAACGTCTGGATGCCATGTCACAACCTCATCGCCGTAGCAGTATTTGATCGACGAACCCCGCAGCCGGTCAACGTGGTTCGCGTTATCAGCGCCCAGAACGAAGACGCGCTGACCAAACATCATGCAGCTATTGTCGCTTCGGATATTGCCCACGCGCCGCACCCCGTACATCTCCTGCATCGGCAGCAGGATATTCCGGCGTATCGTTTCGCGTGTGTTGCCCAAAATCACGTTCAAGCCGTCTTTGCCGTCGCCGGAGACAAGCCGCTTCGGAATCAGGAAGTAATCGAGGTAGGTCTTCCCGCTTCGTGTCGCCCCGGTCTTGATGTTCCAGCGGTGATGAGCGCTGCGCCAGAACTCAAGCTGTTTAGGAGACCCCGGCTGCATCGTCCCACCTCTTTATCATCTGCATGAGCGGATCGTCTGCCTGATCCACCGTCATGTTCGCGCCCAGCTTCTCCAGCGCCGAAACGATGGCGAGCAGATCATGGTCAACCGTGATTCTTTTGCCGCCGTCCGTGATCGTCTGCCGTGAATGACTGCCGCCGCTCTCCGGCATGCGCTCCAGCGCCCTTATCAATCTGTCAAAAGCCAGCCCTCTGGCGTGTTCATACTTCGCGGCATTGCTGGCTTTTTCTTCTGCGGTTTTCTGCGCTGCTTCTGCGCTGGCCTTGCGCTCAACCTCATGCCGCTCGTTAAACCAACCGTCAGCCTCAGCCCTTCGCCGCAGAGATGAATAGGATACGCCGTGCTTCTTCGCAAGCTTGCGCTGGCTTATCCCGCCGCCGATGTATTCCGCTCGTATCTTTACCCAGTCGGGCTTCGTGGTTTTACCAATCGTGGATCACTCCTTAATTGTGTCACAAATCTTTTTTGAAATCGGCGTGACTGCTGCTTCGATTACTGTTTCAACAATGGCGCTAATGATCGGAACCGTAATGATTGCGCTCCACGGGTTTTCAATAGCTGAAATGCCAATAGGAGCAAACGCTAAGAAAACAAATACATAATCGTCAAATAGCTGACCAAAAGCGGTTGAAAGAATTGCGCGTCGATAATACTTTTTTTCTCCGTCTCTTTGGTGCATCTTGTCCATGATTACGTTATTGATCCATCCGCTCCCAATGTAGGCAATGATAGAAGCAGAAGTAATGCGCCACGTAGAGCCAAGAATTACCGCAAAGCATTCAGCTAGATACGGATTATTTCCCGGTAATGCAATCGCCAACGCGCAAAGAAGCGACCAAGCCAGATTAATTCCAGCGCCAGCCATAATAATCTTGAAGGCAAATTTCTTTCCCATGCACTCTGTGAGAATATCATTGCACGCAAATACCAGTGGGGTCATGATGATGCCGCACGTAAAGATGGAAACAGAACCAATCTGCAGTGTTTTCATCGTAAGTATGTTCATCATAATCGAACCCAAGAAATAAAAGGCGATTACACCGATCATAAGACGCTGTTTTTTGTTGAATGTAACTTTCATTTTTCTTTCTCCTTTTCGTTATATCCCCTTTCGGGGCCAGTTTCGAGGATTAAAAATGTTTATCTGCGTATCGCTGATATTTAATCCACTCTGTGTAATTGTTGAGCGCTGCTGCCCTGCTATTCCCTATCCTATGTCCGTTTGGTGCTTCTTTTTTTTGCATTGTTTTTCCATCAAAATAATAAAGATAACCAAAGCGATTTCCTGTTGTCCATGCGGTGCTGTCAACGCTATCAAAGTGATAATGAGGAAGTAACGAAAGCTGTGTAAAGCCTAAGCCGTGAATTTTTGTGCCACGCTTGTGCGCCTCTTGAATGAACCACGGGTAAGCTTTTACATAAGCTTTTTGCCTCGGATCGCTAGATTTTATGGCTGGCCCATAGC